ACTAATAAATAATTTGTTTTTTTAATTTTAATAAATTATAGATTATTTATATTTAACCATGGAAATAAGAGAATTAATAAAAAAAGTAATTAAAGAGTCTTTTTTAACAGAAAATGAAGTTAAAAGAATAGATTTTAGCTACCCTTTACCTGATGATTTAAATAAATTGAAGAATTATTTCGATGAGAATAATTTTGAACTTTTTGTAGTAGGTGGAGCCGTGCGTGATATGATCTTAGGTAAGGAACCTAAAGACATAGATTTAGTATCTGATGCTACTCCTGATGACGTAAAAAGGATTTTACCAGATGAATATAGAATAATTCCCAAAGGAGAAGCTTTTGGTATCCTTCAAATAATTACTCCAGAAGGTGGTGATTACGAGATTGCTCGTTATCGTGAGGATATTGGAAAAAAAGATGGAAGAAGACCAGATTCGGTCAAATTTTCTACTATTGATTCAGATGCTTTAAGAAGGGATTTAACAATTAATGCTCTATATTACGATATAAATAAAAATCAAATTATAGATTTTGTTAATGGTTATGAAGATATTCTCAAAAGAAATATTAAAACTGTTGGTAAAGCAGAAGATAGATTTGAAGAGGATCGATTAAGAATATTGAGAGCATTTAGATTTGCAGCTAGATTTAATTCAAACTTAGATCAGGATATAATAGAGGCTTTAAGAAAAAATAATTCTCTAAAAGGGGTATCTGAAGAGAGAATTAGAGATGAATTCCTTAAAGGTATAAAAAGTGCTCAATCTGTTGTAAAATTCCTTACCGATTTAGAAAATTATGGATTACTAAAACAAATTTTAGATGATTTGAATTATAGTCAATCTGAATTCGTAGAATCAAAAGATTATATCGTGTTATTGGCTAATTTACTTAAAAATAATCCAGTTCATAAAATTCAAACTATTCTTAATAATCTTAAATATACAACTGATGAAATAAGAAAAATTATTTTCCTTGTTTTGTTTTTAAATTTCGATCCTGAATCTGTATATAATTTTAAAGTAAAAGAAAATGTTTCGAAAATATCTCCAGAAGAATTAAAGGAATTTGCCAGAATAAATTCTATAAATTCAAATATGGTAGATAAATTCATAGATTTTAAATTATCTGTTTCAGGGGATGAACTTTTACAGAAGGGATTCAAGGGAGCATCATTAGGAAAAGAAAAAGAAAGATTAGAGACTGTTAACTTCCTTGATACTCTTTAGTTTTTTCGACTATTTATTTACATGAAAAAGGATAAAATTCCCGGAGGCAAAGCAAAAGGCAAATCTTTAAAAGATATTGCGATTATGCACTGTAAATCTGATTCAAAAAACAAATCAGATGAAAGAAAAATTGAAAAAATGTTAGACCATTTAAAGTTGGAATTAAAAAAAGGGATTAAAACTGAATTGGAACATACAACCAGTGAAGAATTTGCCAAAGAAATAGCTATGGATCATTTATATGAAGATCCAAAATATTATACAAAACTTTTAAAAATTGAAGAAATGAAAAAAACAAAAAAAATAAACATCAACGATATATCTGAAATGGTTAAGAAAGCTCTTAATGAAGAATTTGTTGGTGGTGTAAATTATGATAATGTTTTAGCAACTGAACTAAAAGAAAAAGTTGGTGATTTAAGCAAATTAACTCCTTATGTTTTAGAACTAGGTAATGAAATTCAATCAGATTCATCTGGTAAAATTCATGTTTATGATGAGGGAAAAAAAGTTAAGATATTCAACAATATTGATGACTTTTTAAAAGGTATCAAATACGGTCCTGTTAGAATTACCGAAGAAGATTCTTCAATGCCACATAAAGATCATGAAGCTATGATGGCAAAAGGAGAAATCAGAGATATGGTTAAAAATGCAAAAGAAGTTTATAAAATGATTCAACCCGGTGATGAACTTCCCGGATGGATTTCTGCTTATATTACTTTAGCTTCAGATTATATGCATAGCATCGCTGAATACATGACTGAAAAACATAGTGGTGGTGAAGAACTAACTGAAGATACAGAAGATGCACCAAAGAAATTAACAATGGATCAATTTTGTGAATGGTTAGGTTTGCCAACAGATAAAGTTCAATTAGGAATTGAAATTGCAAAGGTTTCAGACCCGGATGGAGCATACACTCACTTACAGGATATGGGTGAAGATGAAGCAGCGGAAGCAATAGAAGCCATATATTTTGAACATGGTTCTCTTAAAGAAGCAATTGCTGCTTGTAAAGAAGATTTAGGCATTTAAATAAATTTATTTTTTTACATAACCATAGTTTTTTATTAAACTATGGTTTTTTTTATTTAAATAATATCTTTATATTAATGAAAAAGGACATAATTATTTTTCACCACAGTTATTTAGTAAATAATTGGTTAGAAATTATGAGTGAACAACTAGACCTTTTAAAGAAAAGCGAACTTTATGAAAATGCTCAACAAATACATTTTTGTTGTTTTTCTGAAATAAAAGAAAATATTATTGATTTTGTTAAATTGATCCAAGAATTTGATTTAGATGAAAAATGTACAATTGTAGTTGAACCTTATAATGATAATGAAAGATTAACTCTTACATATATGCAAACAATTTGTAAGAATTTATCTGATGAAAAAGTTCTTTATTTTCACACAAAAGGTGTTACATCATACTTAAGATACGGAGAATCTGGAGATAGAAATATAAAATCTTGGCGAAATATAATGGAATTTTATTTAATTGAAAATTGGAGGAAATGTTTTGAATTGATGAATAATCATGATGTGGTAGGAGCATTTTATGGCCCATGGCATCAATTAACAGGACAGATCATTAATTATTATTCAGGTAACTTTTGGTGGTCCAAGGTATCTCACATAAAAAACACTCCCGATATGAAGAAGAGAGATAATTGGTTAGGTTGTGAATCTTTGATCACCTCAATACCTCATGTTTGGTATAATTTCAGATTTGCCCCCCCTAATTCAAGTATGTATGATGTTTATTTCGACCCAAATGAATATAGATTGAATTAAATTTCTATATTTTTTATAAATGGTTTTTCGTATTTAGGTTCAATTATTTTCCATATAATATTATCATAGCTTTTTTTATCTAACATTTTAAATAATATGGCTGGATATTTTTGTTTTTTTGCATACGCTGCAAATTCAGCTCTGGTGTCTCCCATTTTCCAATGGAAAAATCTATGGAATGATTTGTTAGATTCTTCTTCTACTAATCTATAATTTCTTTCTAAATTAATTCTGGTTTCCTTTACCCAATCATAAAATTCGTCTGGAACCCTCTCTAATATCTCAGCAAAGTCATTACCATCAACTAAATGTTGCCATATAGTCCTAGATGAAACATTAGTTAGAATCCTATGTAATCGAACATAATCGTCAAACTTTACTTTTAATCTAAAACCGTTTTGGAATTTAACAACAAAACCCTCTTTGTTATTCTCTTCCAATTTTTTTAGCTGTGAAATATCTTGAATACCATCGTACCTTTTTACAATAGGAAAACCTATTGGTTCTAATTCACAATCCAATCCTGTAGCCTTATCTATTACAGCTAACAAAACCAAATCATCAACATTACCATAATTTACAACTATTCTATTTTCCGGATAAATTATCTCGAACAAATATGTTTTTGATTTATCTAAATTAGGAATTACATACTTATATCTGTTATGTAAAATGTTTGTTGCATAAATAGCTTGATCAGATTCAAAAGATCCTCTAGTGGCTATGTATGGCATGTCTCCAATCCAATATAAAATACCTAGTGAACCATCCATTTTTTCATATACTTCAAAAGATGTTTTAGGTATATCATCGTGTGTATGTTCTTCGAGGTTGAAAAACTTTCTAAATGGCCTTGCTACTACATTGTAATTTGAATCAAGAATTAAACCTCGACACTGTAAAGTAATTTCGTTCCAAACCCTCTCATATTGAGCTTTTGGACCATAGTTATAAATAAAATAATCAGCCTTTTTGTGCTTCTGCACAATGACTAATTTTTCATCTATCATTTTATTTAATTCGTTGATATCTAACATTTTGTATACTTACAAACAATTTAAACGTTAAATTAATTAAATTTGTTACAAAAATAAGGATATTTATAATAAAAATTATTTTATGTTCGAAAGAAAACTAAGAAAGACTGTACGTTCAATCATGGAGAGTGAATATGTGAAAGATCAGTCCATCTACAATATCGTAGGAAAAAAAATGGTAGATATATTCTCAAATAATCCCGGTATAAATAAAATTAGAAATAAAATTATAACCTATGCGAAATTCTTTGAAGGTGGTGAAGAATTCAAGGGTTACTATTCAGCAAAAGAATATTTGCGTATGGAAGGATATGAATCAGGATCAATGATGAGAGATTATCCTATACCATTTATGAAAATGGGTAAAACTACAGTAGATAATAGAGGTAATACAATTATAATTACAAAATACGAGGAAGAAAGACCATTGATAATTACCAAATATGATGCTCTGTCTCAAGAAAGTTTTGATGAATTAGATGGTGTAATAATTCCATCTCCTGATCAAAACAATATGAGAGATGGAAACATTTATGTCGTTTTCTTTAATTTCCCAGATTGATTATTTTATCTCGTCAATAAATCCAAATAAATGTTTATTGACAATTCTATACCATAATTCTCTCTGCCACTCGAATCCTAAATTTCCATAGTGCTTTTCAAATTCTATTATCTCTTTAACTATCAAAGCTCTGTCATCTGGAGTAATTCTGTTCCATTCTTCTAAAACCCAATCTACTATTCGTTGAACTGATCCTGTTTTTCTTCCAAGTGCATACCTGAGTGCAAAAATCATTAAGGTAGAATCGCATACAAAACGTTCTTCTTTCCATAGAAATTGATTGTCACTTAAAATATTAAGGATATAATCCTTGTTTGATTTTAAATAATTTATGAATATTTTTTCACTGGAAAAGGTTTTAGGAAATTTGATTTTCTTTTTCATTTTTAAAACTATTTATTAATATAATAAAATTCTATAAAAATGAAACTTACTAAAAAGGAATTTGAGAACCTTATTAAAGAAGAAGTGAAGAAAGCTATCGAGGAAATTAATATTCTTGGTGAAGGTAAATCTAAACCCTCGGCTGGTCTTTCTGCAAAACAAAAATCCAAAGTTGCTAAAAAAGCAAAAAAAGGTGGTGATATCGGTAAGCCCGGTAAAGGTTTCAAAGATGTTGAAGCTAAAGCAAAAGAATGGGGTGCTGATGATCCTAAAGCCGTAGCAGCAGCTGTATTATGGAAAAATGTGAAAAGATAGATCTTAAATGTAATGTTTGTTCTGATAAATTAAATAATTTTAATTGGTCTTCAGGAAAACAGAAAAAAGGATGGTTTATTTGTAATAATTGTCATACGGACAAATATAAAAAATACAGAAAAAAACATCCGTTCAAGGCTCGTCTTTCATATTTTAACAAAAGATACGATGGAAATTTGAAAGTTCAAGATCTTGAATTAATTTACGAAAATCAAAAAAAGAACTGTCCACTATGTGGTGATCCTATTGATATAAAAGATAAATTTTGTTTAGATCATGTCGTTGCTAGAAATAGTGAAGGTTTAACAACAAAAGAAAATATCCAAATATTATGTGAAAATTGTAATATTGGAAAATTTAAAATGAGTACAGAAGATTATATAAAACATTGTGAAAAAGTAGTAAATAATTATAAAAAAAATGATTGACGTTTATGCTGAACCCGGCTCCTATATAGCTGGAGCTAATAATATCGCTTTGACTAATGCATTCAAAAAATTATTGAACGCAAGACCAAATACAACTATTCCTTTCTTTTTTGAAAAGGATGGAAGAAAACTCATGGGAAGAGCTAAAACTTTTCAAGGCTCTCAAGGTGATTATCCAACTTACTATATCAATTTTTTTGATTTGGATAACGAAGAAGATGGTATGAAAATGTTAGAAGGTAAAGTTTTTGCCAAAGGAAGATTGCAATTAGAAGAAAGATTATTCGATTATTATAATTCAATTTAAAAAATGAAGAATTTTATTAGAAAACCTTTTACTGTTTTTTTAATAATAATATCATTTTTGTTTATCTTCAACAACTCAAATAATAAAGTACCTGAAAAAAGTTCAATTTTGGACTTTGACCCAAACTCAACAGTAATAGTCCCTAACTATAGACAGTTATTTTTAAGGCACTATGAATCAAAATATAAAGTAAATTATAGTAAAGATAATACTATAAACAGTCAGAGCAAGTAAGTTTTTATTTGTTCTTAAAAACTTTTTAAAAAAAAATATCATGAAAAATTTATTGAAAAATAAACTGCTATCTATTAAAGTAAGTGTAGTGTTATTATTAGTGTTTTTGACTACTATAACTTGTAGTAAAACCGATGAATCACCTAAAATTATTCAAGAAGAAATAAATTCTTCTGTTGTATATGATGATACACTAATGGATCCCGGACCAGATCCTGAATTTGTTTCAGTTGAAAATAGAATTAATGTTGAAAATCTTTCAGCAAGAGTAATTGGTGTTAATACAATTAACACTTGGGAAAGATATATGTATATAGATAAAACTGATACAATATATAATTCAATATCAGCTTCAAGAAGGTTATCAGGGTATCTTAAAAAATATGGCTTTAAAGGTGTTTATTTGTATAGTACCTCAGCAATTGTTTCCTCTACTTCAAACTATTCTAACTTTAGTAGATTTGTAAAAACACTTAGTGATAGTGGAATCGTATATAGAGGAGTAGCAAGCGGTAGTGCCACAACTTTTAAATCTGGTGGAGGAATATCAAATTATAATAACTCCCAATCTGATGCAACTAAAAAAATTAATAGAGCTAATTTGGAATTGGAATGGTGGAACAATGTAACAACTTGGGATAACTGGAACTCTATAAATCAACAAATATCTTTAGCAACCATAACCGATAATGATTTCTATGAAGGTTGGTATAAAAATATGGGCTCCACCATAGATACTGTCGCAGCTAGAGATCAAGTTAGATTTTCTGATAGAGTACTTTTACATTGCTATCAAAATGGTATCCCGACTTATTCATATGCAAATGCCCAAAGCACCGGTGCAACCGGAGGAAGATTGGATATAATTGCTAAAGGAGCAAGACAAGTTGGAAGAAAAATAGATTTGTATATTATAATCTCTTCAGAAAATACTGCTTGGGGAGCTAGTAATACTTTTACAGGGCCAGCACTTGCTAATGCCTATCTATCAGGTCAAGCTAATCCCTATCTTTTTATAGAAAATCAAGCCTATAATAATATTTTTAATAATATGACCACCTTTCAAAAACAATGGATCAACTTAAAAGGTTTCGTTTGGTTTACTAAACGATACTGCTACAAAGCTGTACCTCCAAGATAATCTTTTTGCGAAAAGTATTGAATTGTGATACTTTGTGCAAAAAAATTCTGTTTCTGGAATTTGACATTTTTAGTAAAAAATAGAAATAAAAAACCCTAGAGAATCTCTAGGGGTTTTTTTGTAGTCCCGAGGCGATTCGAACGCCTGACCGTCTGCTTAGAAGGCAGATGCTCTATCCAGCTGAGCTACAGGACCAATTAGTAGCGGGAAGAGGATTCGAACCTCTGACTTCCAGATTATGAGTCTGGTGACCTACCTCTGGTCCATCCCGCAGTATTTTTTTCTTATTACAAAAATAGTAATAAAAAATTAAAAACAAATTTTATAATAAAATTATAAGATTTGCTCTCCTGACTGGGCTCGAACCAGTGACCCATTGATTAACAGTCAATTGCTCTGACCTACTGAGCTACAGGAGATTTTTTTAATTTATGTAGCCGGGGCGGGAATCGAACCCGCAAGACCTTTAGGGGTCAATGGATTTTCTTACTACTATAGTTTTCACTACCCTTTCGGTTTGTAGTCTGGACTATACCTTCACCATATTTATCAACTTAGGTGTTCCGTGTCTAGTCTCTACACACGCCCAGTTATAATTATTATAACTTGCTTGGCTCGGTATTCCCATTTTACAGGGTTCACCGAATTTACGGAATTCTACTCTCGAAATTTCTAACGAGGCACTCTATTTTTATTTTTTCCACGATAAGTAAAAGTAAAAGCGTGACAGTTTGGACATAAAATTTTTAAATTTTCTATTCTATTATCATCATTTATACCATTAATATGCTCTAATTCAAGTGGAATTTCTTTATTCATCCAATGAGTATTTAAACAAGATTCGCATTTTTTTTCTTTAATACCTTCTTTAAATAATCTCAATTTCAATTTATAAGTTTGAGTATAAGGAGAATTTTCTATTAGAATTTCTTCTATTTTAAATTCTTTACCAAACTTTCTAAATTTCTCTCCTTGATTCCAAGCAGATCCTGTAAAATGAGAAATATCAATATTAAATTTCTTGAATTTTAGTTTCAACGTTTTATAATTACCACCAACTGGTAATATTTTTAGTTGCCTACAAACTTCAGCTATTGATAAACTATTTTTTACAATTACTTCTAATTCTTCTTTCGTATATTTATATTTCATGAATATAAATAGTAAGAAAAAAGTTAAACGTGGTTATAGTCAAAGTCCATCGTGTTTGCCTATTTCACCACCCGGCCATTAATTCAAAGAACAACGATACAAATATATATAAAATATATATAAAAACAAAAGAGCTGGAATTATCCAGCTCTTTTTCTAATTATTTATATTCTAAATTATTGATTTAGAATGACATACTTACAATAAAATTTACGGGTGCTTGAGAGATACCGGGTGCATCCAAAACATTTTTATAAGAAGGATTTACATATAAACCTGTTTTAACTTTAGAAGTCCAAGAATCAGAAATTTTAAGATCTCTAGTTCCATTAATTCCGATATGAGTGATACCTGCATCAGTTCTCAAATTTACACCAGAAGCATCAGTAACATAACCTGCTGTTACTTCTAAGTTTTCTTTTACTTTATAACCTGCTTCGAAATAGATACCTGCTGCATTATCGGCACCTGCTTCACTTTGATAAGCGGTATAAGCTACTAAACCATAAACATCTTCATTCTTATATTTAAGAGATGTTTCGATAAAGTGCGAAGTGTTTTTTCCATAGTCCCAATAATCATTGGAAACACCAGCGTAGTAGTAATCTTTAACAGTCAAAGACAAATTCTTTTTAGTAAAAGTCATATAACTATTAAGATTATTACCAAAACCTTCGGTTGCATTAAGTGCTACGGTAGCTTCAGTTCCGAGGGTAAACCAGTCACAGAATTTGTAGTGCATATCACCTTCTACAGTTGGTGCTACAGAGAAAGCTACACCACGATTCCAGTGTTGTGTTGCGAGTCCGAAACCAGTGTGTAAACCTTTTTCTTCTTGAGCATAAGCTCCGATAGCAGTAAATACTGCAAGACATAAGACAATTAGTTTTTTCATTTTTTTTAATTTTTAATTTTTAATATTTGGATTAAGTTCCAAGTATATATAAATATTATAAAATATAAAGAATTGATTTACATAGTTATTAACAATAAAAAAACGGCATAATTTTGAGTTTTTATGCCGTTTTTTAAAAGTTTTTAACTAAACTTTCTTATCGTCCCCACCATTTCATAAGGCGACGATGAGTAGCTTCAACTGTACGCATCATGCTACGAACTTGCTGACGCTCTTCGGTAGGCATACCATCAACTCCATAAGAGAGTTGAGTCATGTTACGACGCATTTCATTGAATTGTTTTCTCATTGCACGTTTGTAATCACGCACACGGGTAAAATTCTCGGATGAGATTGTGTTTACACGAGAATTTCTTTTTGTTTTTTGACTTACTGTTTTCATAATTTTTTATTTTTGTAATTATTAATTATAAAACAAATATAATAATTATTATGCAAAGTTCAAAGACATTTATTAGAACGCCAGAGGATTACCAGAAGGCTTTGGATTTATTTAGAACATTATGGTTAAATTCCAATAATTTCCCAACAATAAAAGCAAAGGTTGCTTTAATGGAAATGATAGAGGAATACGAGTTCAATAATTTTGTAAAAAATAGAAATTTTAATTAAGCTGGTTGATTAGCTCTTCTTCTGCCCCAGATATTGCCATAATTTTGATCAATTTCACCTTTTTTCATGAAAAAAAGTTCTCTTGGGGTATATAGTTGTTTTTGATCTTCTAAAGATAAGTCGGGTCCATTTACAGGATAGCTCCATTTGAAACCTTTGAATTTACCTTCGGTTTTCATTTGTTTCAGTAGATCGATAACATATTTCATGTATTTTTCTACTGGTTTTTTATTTTGTTTCCCTTTTACTTGGGTGATATTACCTGATCCTTCATTATAAGCTATTGTTACATGAGGTTCTTTAGTTTTGGAGTTTCTAAGTGAAAATAGAGTTGTAGCTTGACCATCTCTTCCGCAGTGACCCATAGCATTTCCTTCTTCTGGGGAATTGTTTGTTTTCAAATCAATCCAATAATATCCTTCTGGATATTGTTTGAATACTTCTCCGGATTCATCTTCAATAACTCCGGAAGCGGTAAGTGATTCGTGCCATTCGATAGCAGTATTAAGTGCTTCCTCTAAATTTTTAATTTGTTTAAGATCGACTTGTGGTCTATTAGGGAATTTAAGCCATTCCATAATAGTATTTACTGTGGTTTCGTTATTTTTTAGATATTCGATAACTTTATTTTGGTCTAGTTGGGGTAAAATTTCTTTTAAATTAGAACTAGTTATACCATGATCTCCGGCATATTGTTTTGTTGACCAGTCTCCGAGAACCATTGCATATTTTCCACCTATTTCATTTAAAAAAGTAGCAAATTCTTCTGAGAAACCTAATTTAACAAGTTTTTCGTTTTTATTTTCAGATAAAATACCTGCTAATTCTTTAATTCTACTAGAATATTTTTCACTTAATAACATTACCAATCTTTATATTAAATATTTAGATTTTTATAATATTTATAAAAAAACTCTAATAATGAACAAAAATAAATTTAAATTGAATTTTCACATAGTTAAATCAAAAGACAAAAAATTAAGTGAAGACGTAAGTATTTTCAGAACCACCCCTACTGTAAATGGTTATTACTTATTATTAAGTTCAGATTTGAGGGGTGAAGATGGAACGAAAGAGACGGCAGTAATGGGTAATTTATTAAAAGTTACAAGTAAGCAGACTTATGATAAAACCATTCCAAAACCAACTTATTTTAAAGATAATCAAACTGGTCAGTTTGGATGGGGTTATTTTTTACCTATGAATGCGACTGAGGAAAAAACGAATCAAATATTAAATAATTTAAGAGAACTCAAAAAAGAGTATTACAAAGCAAAAAAAATGGAACCTGCTGAAGATACTGGTAATTTGAGTTTAAATGATGTAAAAGAACTAAGAAGTGTAGTTAATAATGTTCAAGAATTAGAGAAGGCTATTGAAAACGCTGCGGATAACACTGAAAATTCAGAAATTAAAAATAGACTCGAACAATATTTTCAAGATTTACAAAGAGCTATCGAGGATGATACTATATTCTTATTTTTGATAGATAACTACGAAAGAGCGAAAAAATTCCAGACTAGAAATACTGCTTGGAATTATTCTTTATTAAATTCACTTATTATTACAGTTGCTGACCCTACTGCATCTTTGGCTGGACCAAAAGATTATTGGGAGGGAGTTGGTTATAAAATTAAGGATGAATTTACTAAAAATGGAATTGTAATTACTAAACCTAAATCTTCATTACAAACTAAAGGAAAATCTGATATTCCACAAAAGGTTAAATGGGCGAAAGAAAATCCGGATGTAATTAGGGATTTTTTACAAGATCAAGGATATTCTATGAATGAACCGATTGAAGGTAAAGAATATCAATTAGCAAAATATATAACTTCAAAAGGTCTTTATGGTAGAAGAACTGGTGGCTTTGAAACTGCGATGGTTTATACTAATAACATGGTTGAGGCTATTCCGGGAAGAGAAATAATAGAACCGGAAGGAGATGCAGATTATAATGTTTTAGAAAAGGATTATGAACAAAATTTGACTCCCTTGTTTAATGCCATTCTTACTGTATGTGAAAAAACTGGCACATTTATACCTGAGCCTTTAAAGCAAAATAAAGAAGATTTAAAAAATTTCAATAGAGTTGTTTCTGCGTTAGCAAAGAAAATGCTGGCAGAAAGTTATGGTGGTGAAGCTAAAGTAAAACCTGAAGATCGTGAGCAATTAGAAGTTAGAACTGAAAGTGTTGCTCAAATTATTAAGAATCATTATGGAATTCAATCTGAGGCTAGTAAATACAATATTGCTGCTTTAGGTGCAGACAGAGAATCTTTAGAAAGAAGTAAATCTAAAATATTGAACACAGCTGATAAACTAATCAATCAAATTGATTCTGAATTAAAAAATAATATTCAAGAGAGCAAGATTAGAAAGATTGTATCAAAATTAATACGAGAGAATTTCAGTAAATAAAGAAATCATCATCATAATAAGTTCTAAATTTTTTCTTTCTTTTATAACCACATCTTGCACAAATAGATTCTTCAGAATCTTTATGGAATCTTACGGTTCCAAATTTATGACCTTTGTACCAACAGAAAATAAGAAATTTTATTTGGTTATATATTTTACGCATTTATTTTCTGTTCTAAATATTTTAATAAAATTTTGAAGCTGAAATTATTCTCTATATAAACCATATAGAGATTAATTAAATCAAAATGACTATTTGTATCAGGACATAATCCAACTAAATGAAGTAAAAAATCCATTATTTTTTTTGTATTTCTAAATTTTTCTTATCTACTCGGATAAGTGAATTTTCATGAATAATTAGACAATAAGAATCAAATTCTTTTTGAATTTCAACAAATTCACCTTTTTTCAGTCCGAGAAGTGGGTATTTTACTTTTGCTTTCATTTTGTTTTGTTTTGTTTTTTGAATTAAAACGTTTTTCAACAGAATTAGTTACAAATTTAAACACTTTTTTTGAATTTAAAGTCAAAAACCCTGAATTTAACTGTAATTTTTTAAATTTAATAATTTCGCGGACAATTTCAACCCCTTTTTTGGAATTATGCTCATAAAAAAAATTATTTTTTTTTCCTAACCCAGTTCTAACTTTTGGAACATAATCGTTATCAATATAATGTTCGACTAATTTTTTGCTGAATTCGTCCAAATTATTATAAAATTCTTTTATAACACTTTTCTGCATGTATTAAAATTATAAAATAAAAAGTTTATTTCAAACTATTTATAAATTAGAAATAATTAAAATTTATCATGGGAAATACAGCAGCTAATTATCAAGCAATTCCATTGTTAACCAACGGAAATTACAATTTTTATCCGTTCGATTCTACTGGCTATAGAACAGGAACTACTGTTCATCAGTTGTTTTGTTTGACCGCAGGATCTATAGTCATTTATCCATTGAATGGTCCATCATTTACTTGGACTCCAACGGTTAATAGTACATCTATAGATATTTTAGTATCAGGGGTAACAGTTTCTTCTGGAACTTGGGTAGCTTTCAAATCAAAATATGACACAAATCCTTTCTATAGTAAAGGTGCTAATCAATAATTTAAATTTAAATGTCTGATTGTGTATTTAATTGTCTGAGTGGAACTTCTGAAACTGATAAACAGGAGTTATTCTATATGATTCGTCAAGAACTTGGAGAACCAGTTGTCCAAGTTGAATTGGCTGATTCACAATTAGAAGTTGCTTTTTGTAAATCCATCAGAGAATATTCTACTTTTATAAATAATTGGTCTTTAGAGAACAGAATGTCGCAGATGTTAGGTTTGCCAAAAGACATTGATTTTACATTAAAATACGTTTCAAATAATTTTTCTTTTGAAAGATCTTTTTCTAAAGCTTATTCTGAGCAAGCTGGAGCTGGTTCTGACTCAATTAGAGAAATGAAAACAGCTTCAATTACTCTTTCTGCTGGCACACAAGATTATTTTATACCAGCTGGAAGAGAAATAAATGAAATTTTATGGTTTACGCCATCAATGATTAATTTATTTGGTCTTGATGCGTTTTCGAATTCAAATATTGCATTTACAGAATTTGGTGCATCATTCGCTGGTCATAGTTTATATTATATTATGCCAGTTTTTGATACTTTATTAACATCTACATCAGCAAAAGTTAGAAATAAAGTTAGATCTGCTGAATATTCTTATAGAATTACTGGTGCTGCTAATGGAACAAAAAGGTTAAGTTTATATCCAATACCAAATAATACGGGCAATACTGTTTATGGTATTACTGGTGGTGTTGGTGGTCAAACTCCCGGAACTGTATTTTATCGTTATTATGATGAAATAGGTCAAGCTGGTAACTGGTCTTACAGTGGTTATTCTGCTAATCCAAATTATACAGGAGGAACAGGATCTCAAGGAAATGGGTTAGTATCCGGTCCTGCTGATGCAAGATTAGAATTTTTAACTTATGATGAATTAAATTCAAATGGTAAATATTGGGTTCAAAGGTATGCTCTAGCAATATCGATGAGAATTTTAGGTTTATCAATTAGAGGTAAATTTGGAGGAAATTTACCAATTCCAGATGCCGAATTAACTTTAAACAGTTCCGATCTTTTATCAACTGCTAAAGATGATATGGCTAATTTGAAAGAAGAAATTAAAACTCAATTAGAAAAATTAAATTTCAAAGCATTGCTTGAAAATAATTCTTCTATGCAAGAAAATATAAATAAAACACTATCCTACAATATGTTAGGAATTTACATAGGTTAATAAATGGCAGATTTACCATCAAATAATAACGAACTCAGAAACGAGAGGGTACCCAAACCAGAGGAGGCTAAGGAATTAGACGTAAACAAAAAAGGTATAAGATTATTTTTTGGAGAAAAAGAAAGACGTTTATTAGATGGGATGGGTAGGGAAATTGTAAATGATATTTTATTAGAAAGTTTTCTACTTTATAGAATTGATTATCGAACTACCAAAACACATAGAGTTTACGGTGAGGCAAAACAAAAAGTTTATGAAGCACCTATTGAAATTTTCGGAAGAGTAACAGTCGAAACAGATTCTCCAAGTTATTTTGCTCCGGGTGGATTAATTAGAGAAGGTTTAGGCAAGTTTACAGCACATGTGTATTTGACTCACTTAGAGGAAATTAACGCTACTATTCGTATGGGTGATTTTATATATCACAAAGGAAACTACTATGAGATTATTGATAACGGTGCGTCAGATATTAATAATAAATACGCTTTTGGATCAGATAAATTCTTCTATATAACAATAAAAGGAGTCGAGGTTAACTCTGACGTATTCCAAGCCCGTTAAACAATCACTTTGTTTTTTATAATTTTTTATAATAAATTTGACAGTTTTCATACTGTCAGTTGGCAAATACTATTAAAATAAATAGAGGGCTAGTTACAATACTAGCTAAGGATAACCAATGGTTAAAAGCCATTAGTGTATTCTATTCTCTTAAATTTTTATATTCTGGAGGAATTATTTTAGATATTACTAAAAGATATAGTTTTTTTGCTAATAAATTAGGGATTTCTGAATCAAATTTAAGATCAAAAGTCAAATTCCTAATTAAAAACGGTTTAATTGAGAAAAAAAATAATAATTTATATTTCTCTAGTTTCAATAAAATTAAAGAAAAATTTAAGATTAAAACCCAAAAGGGGTATAAGTTAGCGTATAAAAATCCGAAAGAGCTGGAAGTTATTTTGAAAACTCTGGTTTTGGAAGAAAATTTACATACACAGGAATTTAAGTTAAAAGAGAAAATATTATCTGAAGAATTAAAGAAGTTCGGCAAAATTGAGGCAAAGTCCACACGGAAAAAAATTAAGAGGTATTTGAGAAAATATCTTAGTCATTTGACTGAAAAATATAAAAAGCGTGAACTTCAAAATTCTAATGATAATTTATTACGGAATAAAAGAATTAATACAGATCTGACTTTATCTAGAAATAAAATAGCTAATAGTTTTGGCAGGAAGTCTAAATCCACTGGAAGTCGGTTTATAGATAAAGCTAAATCACTAGGTTTAGTTTTAGAGGATAAAAAGAGAGTAGAGAAAGTTAGATCTAACGTTAGTTATAAAATTATAAGATATATGGAATTAGACTCCTCCTATTTCATATTTAAAAATAATCTTTACAAAAGAATGTCAAATGAATTAACCTTTATCAATTTCATTGCCTAAAGTAGGTTGCATTTTTTAGAAATAGTGTTTTTTTATTAAATTATTTCTTCTATTTATAGATATAAAAATCACATGTCTATAACTAGAAATATTGATAATTTTTTAAATCAAAGCTTTAGAAATTTTGATTATCTTCCACAAAGGCTTCTTTTGGAAGATATGGATGATGGTCTAATATCTTTTATTCGTTCATTAGAAATTTCTGTTATTGATGAAAGGGCTAATACAAGAGCTGTTCCTGTCATATTTTTGACTCAAGAACGATGGGCTGAATTCAGGAATAATTTTAAATATCTTAGAGATGAAGCTGGGCAGGAAATTACGATGCCTTTTATGACTTTAAGGAGAAAATCCGTTAAACCGGGTGAAAATCCTTTAAAACGTTCAACTATACCCAAAAAAAAGAAATTTACTTTTTTGAAGGTAGCGAACTTTGATGGTCTAATTAAGGGATATGATATTTATAAAGTTCCTCAACCTCCAAGGGTAGATATTGAATATGAATTAAGATTTTTTTCTCATTACATGGAAGATACTAATGTATATTATGAGGAAATAATTGCGAATACATTTTCTGACAAAGAAGCATACATAAACATTAATGGTTATCCTCTTTTCACCGAAATGAGTGATCCTTCGGAAGAAAATACTGTAGATGACATAGAAGCAGATAGAAGGTTTAGCGTTGTTGTTCCTATGACTTTACATGGTAAAATTGTGGATCCTAGATTGTGGGAAAAAGTCCAAGCAATCAACAAGATTCGTATTGATATAAGTGAAAGTGGTGGTAGTTCTTCTTTGAATAACCCAAATCCGATGATTGGTACTGTAAATGATTTCGTGGTCAATGGATATGTAGATGATTATTTAGAATAAATTAAAATAAAAAAAATAAATGGGATTAGTATTAAGATCAGTTAAAGGTTCAAAACTTACCATATCCGAAATGGATGGTAATTTGACATACTTACAATCGTTATCAGGAGCAAGTTCTGGTGGAACAACAAATCCAGCAGGTAATAATTCAGAGGTTCAGTTCAATGATAATAATAGTTTTGGTGCAAGTTCAAATTTTACATTTGATTCAATATCTAATATTTTAAACTTAAGTGGGGATGTTTATGCAAATTCATTCTATGGAGATGGAAGTAATTTGACTGGAATTATTTCTGTAGGTAGTATAGTTAGTGTTACATATGATGAATTATATAATTATTACACAGGTAGTACATTAAGTGCTGGAACTAATTATTTAATTACTGATTTCCAGACTTGTTATGATCAACCAGATTTTGATAACATGGGAAATGCAATTACATCAGGAAATTATAAAACCGGAAATACTGAACCATTAATAGTGTTAGCTATTTCAGGAAATGCAATTTCTTCAAATGTTTATTCTCCAACGTTTCCAAATCATACAATAAAGTATGATATAGATTTTACAACAACTGAAGTCACTAATAACTTAGCAAAGGGTAGAATTACAGAACGTATTGACGAGTATGGTAATAGAGCTGATTATGATTTTGTCGCAGTTCAATTTAAAAGATATAGTACATATTATTGCGAAAGATTTTATCAAGGTACAGTATCTATTGATAGTGGGAACGGATTGGTAACAGGTATAGGTACTACATTTAGTTCAGATTTTATAGAAGGAGATGTATTGGCAGTTTATACACCGTACAATTCTCCAATTGGTTGTTTTATGTATTATGAAATAATTGCTGTTAACGATAATACTAGTATGCAAGTTACAGGAACAACAATTGTATCAATGACTAATGTTGGTTATTCTCGTGGAGAGTATATGGGACAATTGAATCCATTTCAGTGTAATTTGTTTACATCCTCAGGATATAGTGAATACTATACTTTTAATAATAATCAAAATTATAATACTTATTTAGGAAATTATGCGTCTCTTTATAATAGTGATGAAAATACATTTTTATTATCAAACAACGTTTTTTTAAATGGGAACTATGAAAATAATGTATTCGGAGATGGAGTATTTAGTAATACTTTTGATGATGATATGGATTCTAATACTACAGGTACATATTTTCAATATAATATTATAAACGATGATTTTGATAGAAATAAAGTAGGGGTTAGATTTAGAAATAATATTATAATTTGTGATATGGCAGATAATAGAATTGGAAATTATTTTGAATATAATATGTTGGGAGATGATGATGGACAAGATTTTGATAATAATTTTATTGGAGATGGATTCGCAAGAAATTTCTTGACTTTCAGCAATGGTGATTTCTATAATAATAATATTGGAGATGATTTTTATGAAAATCTAATTGATAGAAGTTTTCAGAATAATTCGATGATAGGAACTGTATATCAGAATTCATTTATAGGTAATTTTAATGAAAATAAAGTAGGTTACAACTTTTATCAAAATTCTATATATAATAATTTTTGGAAAAATAATATTGGCGACAGTTTCAATACTAATACAATAGGAATAATTAATAATATAGGAGGATATTTGTTTGAGAATAATGAAATTATGAATAATTTCAAAGGAAATTTAATATTGACAAATTTTTGGAGTAATAGATTAAAAACAGATTTCAAAGGAAATCAGATATTTCAAGAATTTGGATATAACAATATAGGTTTCGGTTGTACGGTTAATAATTTTTCTGGTCAAACTAATCAAAACACAATTGGTGATTATTGTTATTTAAATAATTTAGGTGATTTTTCTCATAATTCTATTGGTGTAAATTTTTCATCAAATGAAATACAGGATGGATTTGGTTTTGGAGGAGGTCAATATAAAGGAAATATTATAGGAAATAATTTCTATGATAATACAATAGGAGAATATTTTTATGATAATTTTATAAGAGATAATTTTACAAACAATACTGTAGTAGATTATTTCCAACAAAATACTATTACAAACGATGTCGCTTTCATAGATTTTACAACTGCAACTACGGTTTATGGTTATTATAACTGTAATATATTCAGAAGATCGGATCAGGCTTTGAGACTTTCTTATTATGATGAAAATGATGTTTTAGTAATAACAGATATAACAAATTAAAATAATGTTAACAAGATATATAATAAATAAGCTTATTATTAACAATACCGACAAATAAAGCAAATCAATTTTGTTCGAGTGGAATATTGTCATTTGAAGTTTATGCAGATTAAAACAAAAAATTTTAAAAAATATAAAAATGATAAAATTAATAAAAAGGACTACGGATAATAAATTTTTAAAATCCATAGATAATGATAATTGGGTTGATGATTCAAGAGATGGTTTCGAAATGACTTATTTAGAATGTGAAAATATTAAATCAATACTTTTAAACTCATATTCCGAAGAACAAATCAAAGAAATAGTAAATTTAACTAAGTCTAAATTCACTACAAAACAAGAAAGAAAGATTATTAAAAATTTACTTAAATAAATAAAAATGAGAATAAATATATTAACTGAAAATTCAAAAGTTGAACAAGTTAGAGAAGCTTGGGTTAGCAAAGATATTATGAAGATACCTGTTTCTCCAACTGGTGAATATCCGGCAACCCATTGGTTTTGCACTATGGCTGGAGAAGAGTCAAAAATGAATCAAATTTTAGCAAAACAAAATTTATCAATAATGGAAGCAAATATTGGTCCAAAAGAATTCTTAGATAAATGGGGTCTGAAACTTATAAAAAAATAGAGAATTTTATCAGTGATTCACAAGTTGAACAAATAATAGTTTGGACAAAATCTTTGAATCATTCCTATAAAAAACCAAATCATCATTTAAATGAAATATCTAAAACATTAAATGGTAATTCATTTATTTTTGATATATCTAACAACGAAATGACTAATTATATAACTGAATACCAATCAATTGGAGAAATTTTTTATAATAAACCTCCAGAATTTATACTCGATTTACAAAAAAAAATAGCAGATCATTTTAACTTTGATTTGAACAATACTTTTTTACAAGTTGTAAATATGGATAAAGGTGGTGAAGTTAGTCCTCACTACGATGCTTCAGTAGATGGTTTTATAAATTATAAATGTAATTTATCTGTTTTGTCAGAAGACTATGATTTTTTTGTTGAGAAAGATAAATTTTTAGTAAAAAATAAAGATTTGTATTGTTTTGAAGCCTCTTTGTTCAAGCATAAAACTGGAAAATTTAATTCACAAAGAATAATGTTAAGTTTTGGTTTTATGATTCCTTATGAAAAAATGAACAGAAATGAAAATGATCCAAGAGTTAGATTAAGTAAAAGAATTAAAAAATATTTTCAAAATAATAAATAAAAAAAATAAACTATGGCTACAGTTACATATAACGTAAATATTGAAACTACATACGAGAATTTAAAGAGTTTAATTACTGGCTCAACACTTTCTCCCGGTTCAACATATAAAATAACAGGATTTAATAAAAATAGATTAAGTGGTTCCACGGATAACCCATTTGGTCACTTGCCAGAAATTTTATATGATGATGGTAATGATTTGGGAATTACAATCTATATGCAAGCTATTTCGACATCAGAAATATCTGATGCTGGTTTTGGGGAATTTTATAATCCAAAATACATAACTGATCCAAATAGTTACTTAAACAATGATGGTTCTGGTTTAATGGGAATATGGGACGGTGATAATCCAGATTTATCAGCAATTCCTATTTACACTATTGGTCAAGTTGTTTACTGGGGTGGATATGCTTGGGAAAACATAAGCGGTAATACGGGTAGTTCAGTTGATGCTTTTGAATTGGATGGTACAGATTGGTTAAAATTGCCTTATTCAAATGTAACACATTACAACAAAATTATTGATGAAATAAAAGTAGATTGGACTAACGGAATTTTAATAGAGAGATATAATGCTGATAATCAAATTTTAGCTAAATATGATCCATCACAATATTCATGGTGGATAAACGAAACACAGTTATATTTAAAATATAATCCAATTGTTGGCATTCCATTTGGTCTATATTCTGATGTTTTATTTGCTGAAACTAATAATTATTTTTTAGGAATATCAAATTTGAAAATAGTAAACTCACGTTGCGAATTAATTAATTTTAAAGGAGATTTAGCAATTAATATAAGTTTAGATCATTCATATTTATATGATAACTATTTTGGTTTACAAACTAGATTAAATGCAATTGAATTGGATAGTTTTTGTTATTTTCAAAATAATAGCCTTAATAGTGGCAGTACTATTGAGTCTTGTAAATTATATTCATCATGTGATATATATGGTAATTTTTTGACTGCTAGTACTATGAACCGCTTATTTATGAATGAAAGCTGCAATATAAATCAAAATATATTTCTAAATAATAATTTGTATAATAATATTTTAAACTTCGAATCATCAATATATAGTAACAATGCTAGTAATTCAAACATAAGTTATAATAATATTAATAATAGTTCGCAGATATATAATAATATTTTACAAAATTCTAGCAATATAGTTGAAAATTTTATTGATAATCACAGCAAAATTGCTGAGAATAATTTAACCTCAAGTCAAATAAATCAAAATTATTTAAAAAGTTTTTCAGAAATAACCTATAATCAATTTAGTAGTGTTTTTTGTAATTTTAATCATTGTCAAAATGCTTCTTTAATAAATTATAACATATTTGATGGGTCAAATATTTCTGAAAATACTTTGAAAAATAGTTGCAATATTAATTACAACACAGGTATTACTACATCACATATTTATAGAAACGAATTAAATGACAGTGTCATTTCATTTAATTATAATAGGACATATTCTCTTATAGCATCAAATATTTTAGCTGCTTCATCTATTAGTTATAATCAGTTATTAGATTCTGAAATATTGTATAATAAAATAATGCCTGAATCCAGTATTGATCAATGTCTTTTGGATACAAGTGATATTGTTAGAAATTATTTAGAAAATTCTGATCTTAATACAAACTCTTCTGGTATATTAACAGGTAAAATAATTCAAAATAATTATTGTGAAAATGCTACTGTGGTTGGAGATTTTACAAGTTCTACATACATATATGATTCTCAAACTAAAAAAATATTTACTAGAGAGGGTGGTGTATCGAAGTTAGGCTTTTATGACACTTCGAATAATTTTGTAGTATTTGATGTAAATGCTTGATTAATTTTTGAAAGTGTATTTAATCAAAAAAGTTTAATATCATTATTGAATAATTGAAAATATCAATTTTTAAACAATTTTAATTTTTTTTCCTGCGACTTTCAAAATTTATTTACTATTTATTTTAAATTGAATAGGAAAATTGAAAGCTCAAAATATATCAGGAAGAAGGATCAAAGTTGAGTATGGGTTCAGAAATATCAGAAAAAGAGAACTTTTGGAGCCCGGACAAATCATCGAAATCGATGAATTTGATCAAGATTATCTGAATAAATTGGGTGTTTTTAGGATGGGAGAAATGATAATAATTAATGAGGAACCAATCGATAAAATGGCTCAAGCAAAAAAAGATGCTGAACAATATATAAACCAAAATAAATAAACAAAAAAATTAAATATAAAAATAAATGGCACAAACAGTATTCGTTTCACCGGGAGTATACACAAGAGAGCAAGATTTCACATTCTTCGCTTCAAGAATAGGTTTAACCAGACTTGGATTGGTCGGTTTAACGCCCAAAGGTCCTGCTTTTGAACCAATAAAAATTGCTTCATCAGAAGGGTTTTCTAATAGATTTGGTAATCCAAACTCTGATTATCCTTTAACATATGTTGCATACAGATTTTTATCACAATCATCTGAATTGACTCTTACAAGAGTACTTGGTAAGGTTGGTTATTCAGGTTCAAATGCATGGTTGATAACTTCGGAGGCTTCTGCATATGAGTGGAGTGGTACTACGCTATCTGTTATCAAAAGTAAAAAAGATCCGAATACTGGAAATTTTTATTATACTGGTTCTACAGATTTAACATTATTTGGAACAAGTACTTTATTAAATTCATTTGGAATTTCTGGAACAACAGGACCTATCACTGGATTTTCTAGTTCAGCTATAACTGTATCACTTAATGAAGCTGATGATACTTATATTTTGAAATTAGTGGGTCAAACCCCTAAAAGTTTTGATGGTGATACTGGTTTTTATGTAGATTCAATTTTCCCACACTTAATTGGTCAATGTGCTACATATACAGCATCAACAATTGCTGGTAACATAGGAACAGCATTGACAACTTCATTTGAATTTAAGTCAAATGATGCATATAAGGATTATACAGAACAATTCAGGAATTCTATAACTCCAATGATTGTTGGTCAGGTTGTAGGAAGTACGGTTAGGGATTTGTTTAAAGTTGAAACTATATCTGATGGTGATGCTTCTGCTGCAGAAATAAAAGTTTCTTTTGTAAACTTAGATCCTGCCAATAATACATTTGATTTAGTTGTAAGAAGATTTTTCGACACTGATGCAAGTACTTTGACTAGTGGTAGATTAGAATTGTTCCGTCAATGTACAATGGATAGAACTAAGCCAAACTTTGTTGGTAAAATGATAGGTACAACGGATGAAATATATCCAAGACAATCAAATTACATAACAATAACTTTAGCAGATAATTTCCCACAAGATCAAGTTCCTGCTGGTTTCAGAGGTTATACATTAAGAACTGGCACAACTGCTAATGTTCCTCAAATTCTTTATAAAACAAGTTACCTTTCTTCAGATACTGTTTCTAAAACATATTTAGGTTGTTCTGAATTAGCATATACTGGTTTAACATCTGTTGTTGTAGGTGTAAAAAATGCAATACAAACTTTAGAAAAAGATATTTTTAAATTCCAAGGTTCTGATTCAACAGATGTAGCTACTGTTAAAGGTTTTCATATGGAAAGCACAGCTCCAACATCTACTTTCTATACTGGTATTGAAACAAGTTTGACTGATTATGAAAAACCAGAAAGAAAATTCACAGTAGCTCCTTTTGGTGGATTTGATGGATGGCAACCTTATACAATTCCAACCTTCACTAATGATGTTGCTGATGAAGACAATTTAGACGCATTTAAACTTTGTGTTGATTTAATGGCACCACCTGAGTCTGTGGATATAAATGTATTTGCTGCTCCAGATGTAAATTATTCAGATAATTTGAATGCTGTTAATTATTGCTTGACTATGGTTGAAGATAGAGCAGACTCTATATATGTAATAGAAAGTCCAAGATTGTCTACTGATTCTGCAAAAGCAACCGCTTCACAAGCTGCTGCTGCTGTAGAAGAATCTGGTATTGATTCTAGTTATGCAGCTACATATTGGCCTTGGATTCAAATTGAAGACCCAACAAGTAATAAATTCATTTATATTTCTCCAACTTCAGAAGTTGTAAAAAATATAGCTTTAACTGATAATATTGCATATTCTTGGTACGCACCAGCAGGTCTAAATAGAGGTCAAGTGACTTGTGTTAGAGCTGACATAAATCTCTCTAGAGATGATCGTGATACTTTGTATGATGCAAATATTAATCCGATTAATACAGTTGCTCAACAAGGTGTAACAATTCAAGGTCAGAAAACTATGCAAATTGAACAATCTGCTTTGGATAGAATAAATGTTAGAAGATTGTTGTTACAAGTTAGAAGATTAGTTGCAGCTGCTTCACAGACATTGTTATTCGAACCAAACGATCAAACAGTGCGTGACCAATTCTTAGCAAAAGTTGAGCCTATATTGTTACAAATACAAAATCAGAGAGGTATATTCGCATATAAAGTTACAGTAGATGATTTTAATACAGCTACTGAAGATTCTGATAGAAATACTTTAACTGGTAAAATAGCAATTAAACCTACACCGGCTCTTGAATTTATAGATCTTACATTCCAAGTTCTTCCTACTGGAGCAAATTTTGAAGATTTCTAAAAAAATCAAAAAAATAAAAAATAATAACATAAAATATAAAAATATAAAAATAAATGGCACAAACAGTATTCGTTTCACCGGGAGTATATACAAGAGAGCAAGATTTCACGTTCTTCGCTTCAAGAATAGGTATAACTAGATTGGGAATGGTGGGATTAACCTTAAAAGGTCCCGCATTTGAACCAGTAAAAGTTCCATCACAAGAGAATTTCTTGTTCAGATTTGGTGGTACCAATCCAGATTATCCTTTGCCTTACGTGGCAAATGCATTTTTGAATCAATCGTCTGAGTTGACGATGACAAGAGTGTTAGGAAAAGTTGGTTTCACAAATTCTCCTGCATGGATCATCTCTGCACCTACTGGAGCTTTATATTCTGGTACAACATCTAGATCTGGAATAACTTTTAATGCAAATACCACATCAGTTATAAACTTTACAATTAATACATTAGAGGATTATATTGGTGGTGTTAGTGGTGATATTTCTGGTAATACCGCTGGTGGTAACACTGTAAATATTCACTTCAGTGGTTCTGTAACAACAGCTGTTTATTCTGCAGCATTCAATGTTGTAGCATCTTCGCTTGGTATTATATCTACTGGTGGTAATGGGACTGATTTGATAATTCCAGATACTTTCTCATTGAACAGTAACGTAAGTATATCGAATGACTATTCTGGAGCAACTTTATGTGTTATTAGAAGTAAAAAAGATGGAAATGGTACTCCATATTATTCGGCAGAAACAGATTTGACTGTGTCTGGTTTAGGATCTCCTCTAGGTGTATTTAGTTTATCCGGTGGATCTAATACACCATTGACTGCTTTAACTAATTCAACTCTTAATGTTTCTTTAGATGAAACACAAAAAAGTTATATAGTAAATTCTTTAGGTACTAATCCAAAAAATGTAGCAGGCGATTATGGTTTATTTGTTGATGTTGTGACACCTCATTTTATAAGACAAGCATTTTCGGCAGGAACTTTAAATCTACTTGAAGGTTTATCGTATTCCAATACGGTTAATTTTACAAATTTTGCAGATTCATATAAGAATTCTACAACACCGATGATTGTTTCAAAAGTTATAGGTTCATCAGTAAGAGATATGTTTTATTTTGAAACAGTTTCTGATGGAGATGCCTCATCTAGAGAAATAAAAATTTCTATAGCTAATATAGACAACACAAATAAAGTATTTGATGTTGTTATTCGTAAATTCGAGGATACAGATGCTAATACTTTAACTAATGGAAGATTGGAATTATATAGGGGTCTTACAATGGATGACACTCAGCCGAATTTCATAGGTAAAGCAATAGGTACAACAGATGAAACATATCCAAGAGTTTCCCAATTCGTAACTGTGACTTTGGCTGATAATTTCCCAAGAAACACAGTTCCGGCAGGTTTTAAAGGTTACAATTTGAGAACATTCGCAGATTCAGGTTTAACTTCTACTCAATTATTATACAAAACATCATATGCTGCTACTGATACTGTTTCTAAAACATATTTAGGAATTTCTGAATTAGCTTATACTTTGTTTACTGCTAATTTAGTAGGTCAAAAGGCTTCAATAAAATCAATAGAAGCAGATTTATTTAAGTATCAAGGTGCTATCACAACTGGTGTTACAACAATAAAAGGCTTCCACATGGAAAGTGGTGCAACAACAGATTTGTTTGTAACTGGTACAAAAGGCTCTATTTCAGATTATACAAAATCTCAGGCTAAATTCACTGTAGCTCCGGCTGGTGGTTTCGACGGATGGAATCAATTTAGAACAGTTACATTTACTGATGACGCTAATGATTTAGACAACGTTCAAGCATTCAAAGATGCTGTAGATTTAATGGCAATCCCTGAAACAGTAGATGTTAATTTATTTGCCACTCCTGATTTAAATTGGTTTGATCATTATAAATCAGTAGAACATTCATTGACAATGGTTGAAAATAGAGCTGATGCAGTTTATATTATAGATGCTCCTCGTTATGCATCTGATGGTTCTCAAGATAGTGCTGCAATAGCAACCGATTTACAAGGAGTAGGATTAGATTCAAATTATGCAGCAACATACTGGCCTTGGATTCAAATTTTCGACGCTACATATCAACAATTTGTATTTACTTCTCCAACATCTCAAGTTGTTAAAAGCATAGCATTAACTGATAACATTGCTTATCCATGGTTTGCACCTGCTGGTTTAACAAGAGGTAAAGTTGATTGTGTGAAAGCTGATGTTAAATTAACTAGAGATGATAGAGATAATCTTTATGATGTAAATATCAACCCTATAAACACAACAATTCAAGAAGGTGTTACAATTCAAGGTCAAAAAACTCTTCAGGTTAAGCAATCTGCTCTTGATAGAATTAACGTAAGAAGACTCTTGTTGCAAGTTCGCAGATTGATTGCTGCAGCTTCTCAGACCTTGTTATTCGAACCTAACGATCAGACTGTACGTGACCAGTTCTTAGCTAAAGTTGAACCTTTGTTATTACAAATTCAAAACCAAAGAGGTCTTGCAGGATTCAGAGTAGTAGTTGACGATTTTAATAATGCTTCTGTAGATAGTGATAGAAATACCTTAACTGGTAAGATTCAAATCAAGCCTACTCCAGCTCTCGAATTCATTGACTTAACTTTCCAAGTTCTTCCTACTGGTGCTAATTTTGAAGACTTTTAATAAATAAAAGTTTTATAAAGAAAAGGGATCTGAAAAGGTCCCTTTTTTTATTTTATGTATGAAAGTATTCACTATTTTTTTATATAAATTATTTTTATTATGTGTCAAATAAAAATAAAATTATTTATTTATTTTTCATTCCTGAATTGAATATAAGTAAGATTGGAATAAGCAGAAATGCTACTAAAAGATTAAGTCAATTACAAACTGGTTGTCCTTATCAAATACAATTAATTAAAACATATAGTTCAGAATTTTCTACTAAAATTGAAAGAGTATTACATAGGTCATTCAGAACAAAAAAAGTTGATTCGTTTGAATATGCCTTGTTAGGAGAATGGTTTAATTTAGAAATAGATTCAATATTAAAATTCGAGGAAATTTGCTCTGAAATAGAGAAAAATATTATCTATTTAAAGAAAGAAAACAATCCTTTTCTATGATATGTGAAGTACAAATTTCATACTTCCGCAATCCCAAATTCTATCCATTCTATTTTTTTTTGCTATTTGCCATTCAGTCAATTCAGAATTTTCATTGAATAATTTTATTAATTTTTGTTTATTATATTTGAAACGGTGATATCTTATAAAATAGTTACTTTTTTCGAAGTAAAAATAATTAGGTTTAGTTGTATTGATATATTCGAAATTGCATTTATGGTAAACAGTATTTTCCGGATTTAAACCACTCCAACGACAATCTGCATAAGTGAAAATCTCTTTAGTTTCAGGATTGTTTTTTAAAAAATGATTTAAAAGTTTTTCAAAACCCCCAATAATATTATAGTCAATTTTAGAGCAAAAACGAGATAATTCTACTGAATTTTCTTTGTCCTGATTATTTTTTAATTTGTTTCCAAGGGCTAGTCTAGGTTTACAAAAAGTCATTACTGAAACAATTTCATTTTTTAAAAATAAACCATAACTTTTGAAGTTCACATCATTTCCCTGTATATGATTTTCTTCTAAAAATAATTTCTTTTCCATAAATGTGATTTCTTTTATTTCACAATTTCTTGCATAAATTTTATTAGGCGTTAAATTCAAATAATTCTTAATTCTACTTTTCACTATATCCTTTTTAAACATCCATTCATCTTCAAAAATATGTATCAATTTAATATTTTCATTATTACATAATTGAGATTTTTTTAAATGATAATTGGGAAGTTTGTTTCCACCCATTTCAGAGTGAAAATAATTCCCATTCAATTCAAATGCTATTTTGTGATCTTGTAAGTAGAAATCTAACTCCAGAGGAGCAATAATTTTTTTTGTATTCTCAACATATTCTAGATTTAGTGAATCTAAAAAATCTTTGAATTCACCTTGTTGTTTTGAAATGCTAGTTAATGGATAACATCTTCTACAAATTGGTATAGAATCAAAAGACCATTCGAATATATTGTCACATAATTTACAAGTAAGTTGATATTTCAAATAGTGTAATTTGCCTTCATCTGTCTTTATTCTTAATTTATTGTATTGATTAATATCGAACTTCAAATCATTTTTAGCTAAAATTTCCTTTATTTTATTTGTTTTGTTTAGCTTTTGGATGCCCAAATAAAGATCAGAGCTAAAATAATAATCTGAATTAAATTTATTTTGGTTTGTTTTTTTTAAATTATCTTTGCATTTATCAGTTTGTAAAGTATAATCAACTCCGTATTTATCTCTATTTGTTTGTTTGAGTTTGTCTAAGGACTCTTTAGTTTTGAGGTGATGATCAACTTTATATTTATCTAAAGTTGTTTTTTTTGCTTTCTCTCTATTATTAAAATTTGGATCATTATATTTTAATAATTTTGTTTGATCAGATTTTTCTTTATAATCCTTTATTTTAGATGGGTGTTCTACATCATACTTCTCTTTCAAAGAGCTCTTTATTTTTTCATAATTATTATATTTCTCATCTCCGTATTTTTCCTTCTTGATTTGTTTTAAATTATCATAATAATTATCAGTTTCAAAAAAACTTTTTTTACCATATTTTTTTTCTATGGTATCAAAAATTTTTTTCATCCTTTCGTCTTTATGGTTTTTTCTATATAATTCAGTGCATTTTTCACTGCAATTTTTTTTGTTTTTCTTGTTACCAGCATCGAATTCCTTTTTGCATGTTTCACAAACTTTAACTCGTTGAATTTTAGGTCTTCCCATTGTTTTTATATATGATATATAATATTGTGTTAATGTAAATATACATAAAAAAATAAAAAAAACTCAAATTTTTTTTTTTTACTTTATTTATTAATAAATAAAAACTTAAATATCATGCCAACACTAATGTTTAGACCGGTTCCAATTGATCAGGAACCTAAAATGAAAAACAGATTCGTTCTTGAATTTCCTACGGAATTAGGTATTGAATCTTATCTAGTACAGACTTCCAAGAAGCCTTCGATATCAATAGATAAAGTAGATATTCCTTACATGAATACTAAAACATACATTGCTGCGAAATACGCTTGGGATGAAATGGATGTTACGTTTATCGATGTTATCGGACCTTCTACGACTCAGAAAGTAATGGAGTGGGTTCGTTTACATGCTGAATCTACAACTGGTAAAATGGGTTACGCAGTAGGTTACAAGAAAAACCTTGTATTGAAAGCTCTTGATCCAGTAGGTGTAGAAGTCGAAAAATGGACTCTTGTTGGATGTCAAATAGTTAAAGCATCTTTTGATGATTACGATTATGGTGCAGCAGAACTTGCAAAAGTGAGCATCACAATCCAACCAGATAGATGTTTATTATCAGCATAATAACAAAATAAAATATTTTCGGTTTTTTATTGTGAGCGACACTGAAAAAGTGTCGCTTTTTTTATAACTCATAGTCATCAAACCTTTTTTTATTCTATTTATTTGAAATGAGATATTAATGTCAAAATTAAGAATTTATAAGGAATTTTACAGAATAGATTATATAGACGGAGTAAATGATAATTATACATTAATTGACCCATTTTCATTAACCGCAGCAACGTATAATTTTAGTACAAGTCAAGTAGTTGAAAGTTTAACAACTACTCAAGAAAGTTTGGGTAATTATTATATTGAATTAAACGGTTCTCTTTACACGTTTCCTACAGTTTATCAAATAATTTGGTATGTAGAATATTTGAATAATGGAATTGTAAAACAATTGAGAACTAAATTCTTATTTGATCCTGTTAAAAATTATATAATTTCTGAATTGGATATAGAATTTTCTAAATATGTAAATATAAATTATGAAATAAGCAATTCTGTTCCTTTAGATTATGAAATTAAAATAAATTAAGATGAACCAAAAACCATTTATAATAAAAAGAAATGATACATTGCCAGATTTGCAAATAAACATTAAAACAAGAAGTTGTATAAATGCCATTATACCTTTTGATTTGTCTAATGTAACAGGTTGCACATTTTCAATGATAGATGAGTGTGGTTCTGTTGTAATAGCTTCTAATACGGCTCAAGTAATTAATGCATCAGCTGGAACAGTTCAATATACTTGGTTGGAAGGGGATACAAGTATGAGTGGTAAATTTCAAGGAGAATTTGAATTGTTTTTTGACGGTGGAAAAAAAATATCCATACCTAGCTTAGGGGGAATTGAAATATTCATAGATCAAGATATTAATAATTTATAAATAGAATAGATGTCCGGTTATTACATAATACCTGTTGTTGGTGGTTCACAATTTAGCGGAGGTACAGTATCTGGAGATACTAACTTTTTGTCTAATTTATCAGCTAATACTTTTTATTTAACCAATACACCCAATAACAATAATTCATCTAATTATGTACTTGTTTATAATAACACAACAAATGTAATTGAATACCGAGACGCATCCTCGATTGGAGTGTTGGGTAATTTCTTACCAATAAGTGGTGGGACTTTGACAGGTCAATTAAACGTACCTTCAATTTCTGGAAGTTCAATAACTGGATTTACTTTTTATTCAGGATCAACTCCTTTACAAAATATATTCCCTTACAGTGGAACAAATATAGGATCAGGATCAACTGGAATTTTTGCTCAGAAAAATAATGATTTATTAGAATTTAAAACCTTATCTGCTGGAACAAAAGTTTCAATAACAGGAACCTCTGATACTGTAATTATTTCAACATCCGGAATAAATAACTATTATATCCAAACCATTGCACCATCTGGAACTACAAATTCTCCACTATACGATGGAGATAGATGGTTCAATACAGTTAACGGTTTAGAGTTTGTTTACATAGATGATGGTAATTCTTCCCAATGGGTTGAGATTTTTGCTGCGACACCACAGTATGAAAATTACGGAACTTATGAAATAAATGTAAACTCTTTTAATTTATCATTCGATTATTTTTATTATGGAATTATTTATGATGGGGCAGTAAATTTATACTTACCGTCTTGCACTGGTTTAGATGGTAAAAAATTAACTATAAAAGATGAATTAGGAAATTGTAATCAATTAGGAAAAAGAATAAGAATATCTGGAGCAACAGGAGAAAATATAGATGGAAATAATTATGTGGATATGGCAATATCAAAAATGGCTTTACAAGTAATATCAAGATCAAATAACTGGTATATAATATAAAAAATAAATGAGTTACATATTCAATAGCAATTCAACAGTTTCATTCGCAGATAATGCAACAATAGATGCATTCGGTAGACTTCGAGTTTCTGAAATTACTAGTTATTTAGAATTAAAATATTTATCTGATAAACAACCACTATTGGTAGATGAAATTATTAGTGGTTCTTCTACCTCTGCTTTTAATTCCAATAACTCAGAAATTAATATGAATGTTTTTGGTTCTGGAGATCTTGTAATTAGACAATCGAAATATAGAGGAATATATCAACCCGGAAAGGGTCAATTGTTTGAAGCTAGTTTTTCTGATTTTAATATTGAATCTGACGTTATAAAAAGGGTCGGATATTTTTCATCTTCTTTTGATATACCATATTCATCAACTCTAGATGGATTCTTTTTAGAATCAAATGGAGTTGATAATTCAATATCATTTCAAATATGGAAGAAAGGTACTCAAATTTTTAGTGGTGGAACTGATTCTTGGAATAATAATGAATTTGACATTACAGCATTAGATTGGAGTAAAACAAATCTTTGTTTAGTGGATTTTCAATGGCTTGGAGTAGGACGAGTTAGATTCGGATTAAATTTAAGTGGTATAACTTATTTCTTTGCTGAGCATTCTGGTACTGGTCATTTGGATAATGTATATATGGTTTCTCCAAATCAGCCTATAAGATATGAAATAAGATCTTCTGGTGGTGCTGGACAATTCAATCAGATATGTTCTCAAGTAAGTATCGAAGGATCATTAAACTCACTAAATAAAACAGTTGGATTAAGTAATGCTACTGAGATAACATGTTCTACTTCAGGAGTTACATATCCTATAATAGGATATAGATTAAAAACTGGTTCTACATTTTCAAACGCTATAATTGATTATGTGGCTGTTTTACAAACAACAAACGATAATTATTTGGCAAGTATACAGTTTAATCCAACTTTAAGTTCTCAACCTTCATATACTGATGTAAATAATTCATCAATACAATATGCTGTTGGTAATGGAACTATTACGGTTACTTCAGCTGGTCATATTATTTCTAACTATATAGGTAAAGCAGGAAGTTTAGGAACAGATAAATTTGATTATAAAGATAATTCAATAAAACCCGGAGTTGGAATAAGTGGAAACCAAGATACTGTTTGGTTTTGTGTTACTCCACTTTCAAATAATAGCAAATTCAGAACTTCAATAAACATAAATTACTTTGATTAAAAAATGCCAATAAATTTTCCAATAAATCCAACTATAGGTCAAACCTATACCTATGATTCGAAAACATGGGAATGGGAAGGTAGTTATTGGAAAGCATTGGGGATTGTTCCCGCAAATGGTTCTTCTGGAACAAGTGGTAGTGCAGGTAGTTCTGGTACAAGTGGTAGTTCGGGTAGTTCAGGAACTAGCGGTAGTTCGGGTAGTGCAGGTACATCAGGAAGTTCTGGTAGTGCAGGTACATCGGGTAGTTCAGGAAGTTCTGGTGAAAACGGAAGTTCTGGTTCATCTGGTAGTGCAGGTACATCGGGCAGTTCAGGAAGTTCTGGTGCAAACGGCAGTTCTGGCTCATCTGGTAGTGCAGGTACATCGGGTAGTTCAGGAAGTTCTGGTTCATCTGGTAGTGCAGGTACATCGGGTAGTTCAGGAAGTTCTGGTGTAAACGGAAGCTCTGGTTCATCGGGTAGTGCAGGAAGTGCAGGCACATCGGGTAGTTCAGGAAGTTCTGGTATAAACGGAAGTTCTGGTTCATCTGGTAGTGCAGGAAGTGCAGGCACATCGGGTAGTTCAGGAAGTTCTGGTGCAAACGGCAGTTCTGGTTCATCGGGTAGTGCAGGAAGTGCAGGCACATCGGGTTCATCTGGTAGTGCAGGTACATCGGGATCTTCTGGTAGTTCTGGAGTTAACGGAAGCTCTGGTTCAGCAGGTACATCTGGGGTAGATGGTGCTAGTGGAACTTCTGGAACAAGTGGAACTTCAGGATCATCTGGTAGTGCAGGTACATCAGGTTCATCAGGAAGTTCTGGTGCAAATGGAAGCTCAGGCTCATCAGGAATAAATGGAAGTTCAGGTTCATCTGGGATAAATGGAAGTTCAGGTTCTTCTGGTAGTGCAGGTATATCGGGAAGTTCTGGTTCATCTGGGATTAATGGAAGTTCTGGTTCTTCTGGTGAAAATGGAAGTTCAGGCTCTTCTGGTAGTGCAGGTACATCAGGAAGTTCTGGTTCATCTGGAATAAATGGAAGTTCTGGTTCTTCTGGTAGTGCAGGTACATCGGGAAGTTCTGGTTCATCTGGTAGTGCAGGTACATCGGGTTCATCTGGTAGTGCAGGAACTAGTGGTAGTTCTGGCAGTGCGGGTACATCTGGTTCATCTGGTAGTTCTGGTATAAATGGTAGCTCAGGTTCATCTGGTAGTGCAGGTACATCGGGTTCATCTGGTAGTGCAGGAACTAGTGGTAGTTCTGGCAGTGCAGGTACATCAGGATCTTCTGGTAGTTCTGGTATAAATGGAAGTTCCGGTTCATCTGGAAGTTCTGGTACAAGTGGTAGTTCGGGTAGTGCAGGAACATCTGGTTCATCTGGTAGTTCTGGTACATCAGGATCATCTGGTAGTGCAGGAACTAGCGGTAGTGCAGGTTCATCAGGCACAAGTGGTAGTGCAGGTAGTTCAGGAACTAGCGGTAGTGCAGGTTCATCTGGCACAAGTGGTAGTGGAGGTAGTTCAGGTATAGATGGAAGTTCCGGTTCATCTGGAAGTTCTGGTACATCAGGATCATCTGGTAGTGCAGGAACATCTGGTTCTGCTGGTACATCCGGTTCATCAGGTAGTGCAGGTTCATCCGGCATTGATGGTGTGTCAGGCGGACAAAATTACTTTTTGAATTATTCGGTAACTCAAAGTCCTTTAACATATAAAGAATTAGGTCGTTTTACGACAGGTGCTGGTCAGCAAACGGTCGCAATTACTTTGACATCAAATCAACAAGATGTATTGTTTGGTGAGTTCATTACTGATGTTGGAGATCCAAATGTTTTGATTATACCAAATGGTATTTGGCACAGTTATGTTTATTGGACTAAACCTACAGACCTTTCTGATTGTGAATATTATTTCACAATAACAAAAAGAGAATCTGGTGGTACAGAAACTTTGTTATTCACATCAGATAGTGTTAAAATAGGTTGGAATGGAAATAACACAACACCTGTTGAAACAAAAGCAAATGGTGTTGTTCCTACCAATATTTTGGACTTAACGGACAGATTAATAATTAGGGTTTATGTAAATAACAATGATCCTCTCAATAGGCTTGTAACTTTTTATACTGAAGATGCTACATATTCTTATGTGGTCACAACTTTATCCACGCCATCTGGAACATCAGGCAGTGCAGGTTCATCTGGTACTTCTGGTTCATCTGGTAGTGCAGGAACAAGTGGCAGTGCAGGTTCATCTGGTACATCAGGTAGTTCAGGATCATCTGGTACAAGCGGTAGTGCAGGTAGTTCTGGTATAGACGGAAGTTCCGGTTCATCTGGAAGTTCGGGCACAAGCGGTAGTTCGGGTAGTGCAGGAACAAGTGGTAGTTCGGGTAGTTCAGGAACTAGCGGTAGTGCAGGTAGTTCTGGTATA